CATGTAGCGGTGTGCGACTGAATTGCTTAGTATCAGGATCAACCTCATAACGATAGTGTCTAAGGCATTGTAGCCCATCTACGCAATTATCTCTATCAAACCAGCAATTCCTAAAAATCGTTCTTGCTGCATTGATACTGTCCACTACTGGCGTTCTAGGAATAATCCTAGTTTTATAGCCTGATGAACGCACTATTTCTTCTATTGACCGACCAGCTGCTGCCAATGTCTTGTTCTCAGCATCGTGTGGCAACCACAATGTATCGTATATGTAACCAAATGTCTGCATTTTGGCTAATATGGCGCTAATTGTCTCTTGGCTTGTCTCCATATACCGTATTAGGCGTGTTTCCATCCCAATAAACTGGACAAACCATACTGCCGTGGCATCTGACCATCCCAAGTCAAAGACAGCGTGTACGGGCTTTGTCGGGTCATAGTTAACCTTTGTGATGCGGTCTTCCATCTCAGCCAATTGCATTTCTTTGGCAAATATAGCACCGTCAACTGTTACCCTACAAATACCCTCCCAAACCGTGTTGTACGCCTCAATATCTCTAGTTTTAAGCGCATCTTTTTCTAGCTTTAGCGTCTCAGGAAACCAAGGGTTATCAGACCAATTGATCTTTTGGACAATAGCATTAGCTGGTGAATTAAGAATAAACCGCTGATAGGTGTTATCTGTGGCCAGTTCAGGGTTGAAACTAACCCAAATCTCGGATTGTTCTTTACGAATTGTCGGAATCAATACATCCCAAGACCTTGCTGAAACGCTTTGTGCCTCCTCTACCCAACATATATCAACACCTTCATAAGACTTGACGTTGGCTACATTGTTTTTCAGACCAACAAAGTTAAACTCTGATCCGTTTTTGCCCCTAATAGTTCGGTCAACCACTTCATAGAAGTCTGTTAACCCCATATTTATGATTTGGTCGCTCAATAGCTTATGTACTGAGTCTTTAATAGATGTTTGGAATTCACGGGCGCAAAGCACACGGATTGGCTTGTTAGCACCAATAATTAATAAAGCTCTAGCAATACCCCAAGATTTAGCACCTCCACGCCCGCCCCACAATACTTTATAACGTGCAGGCTCAAATAAACATTGCAGTTTAAGTGGAAATTCTATTTGGTTAACTTTTTCCAAAATTGGCGCTCCCATAAAGCAGGGTCGGGCGAACAACACTCTTTAATATCTTCATCCCACGGGGCTAAGCCGTTTCGCCAACATCTTTAGGCTGCACAAAAGACACTTGAATGCCTGTTAGCAATGGTGAACCATCTTCGCCTGTTAATTCTTGTTTAATGGTTTCTGACCACCTCATTTGTGTTTTAGTCCACCAAATTAAACTTGTTGTGTCACCACCCACGGCCTTTGAGAACAATGTTTTTGCTATTTGCCCATTAGCTTTAGCTTTGCCCATATCCAGCTCGGCACGATAATACTTGCGTAATGTCTTGTCATCAATGCCCACCAATATAGCTATTTGTTCGTGCGGCAAGCCTAACCCGCTGGTGCTTTCGACCATTCTGCGGGTTTCATCGGTTGGCTTATGCGCCTCTTGTGGAATTACTGGCATCTTTTATATAGGGGAACTCGTTAATATTTAAGCATTTTCTACTACTTCTGTCAACAATACAGCTTTTTTGCCTGTAAAGTCTTCCCATCGCTTTACTATAACATCACAATATTTAGGCTCTAACTCAATAAGTCTAGCTTTACGATTTTGTTTCTCGCAAGCAATCAAAGTGCTACCTGAACCACCAAACATATCAAAAACAATCCTTTTATCTATATTGTCTTCTAAAGCCATTTCAATTAACTCTACAGGTTTCATAGTAGGATGTACCGTGTTTTTTTGTCTTTTTATCGTCCAAATATCACCCCTTAAAGTCTTATGGCCACCATAATCACCATAATAAAAGATGATTTCATGCTGTTTAAAGTATTTATCTAAATGTTGTGCGGGATTTACTTTATTCCAAACAATCATAGCTTTAGGCTTACGACCTATCTTTTCCATAGCTTCTCGGAATAAATGGGCGTAATGCCAAGAACAACACACATACATCGTTTCGCAACCGTACAAGGTTTGATTAAGAAAATCGACAAAAGCTGAGTCTTCCATCTTGTCGTTCTTAATTTTGTCTCTTTTATCACTAACCCCTTGGTAATCTATGTTATAAGGTGGGTCAGTAAAAATCATGTCTGGTCTATCACCATCTAAAACTTTATCTACATCGTTTTGGCTAGACGAATCTCCGCAAATGAGGCGGTGGTTGCCCAATTGGTATATATCGCCTAATTTAGTTTTTGGTTCATCAGGCACATCAGGAACGGCATCCTCATCTGTTAACCCTTCCACTACTTCAGGCTCAAGCAAAGCGCTTAACTCTTTTGGGTCAAATCCTAACAATTCTAAAGCAAACCCATCAGCTAACAAATTATTTAACTCTATGGTTAACATTTCGTTGTCCCACCCTGCATTAAGTGCCAGGCGGTTGTCAGCAATGATATAAGCCTTCTTTTGCGTCTCTGTCAGGTCTTTTAGCTCAATCGTGGGTACTTTGTCGTGCTTTAGCTTTCTAGCAGCCATAAGCCGTCCATGCCCAGCTATGATGCCATTTTCGCCATCAATTAGTATTGGGTTAGTCCAGCCAAATTCTTTTATGCTTGCCGCTATTTGTGCAACCTGTTCATCAGAATGCGTGCGACTGTTTTTTACATAAGGAATTAGCTCTGATACTAGCTTTTCCTTGATTTGGATCATTTTGTTATGCGTTAGCAGTTCCAATTCTTTAATGATGCCTTAGCCCGTTCTGCTGGACCTTTGGCGTTCTTTACTACACCTTCCATACGGGCGCAAAATGATGCTTTACGTCCCTTATCCTTTTCCGTCTTAGGATTAGGCGCTGGGGGCTTTAGATTGGCATTGTTCTTGGCATTGTATTCAGCACGACCCTTGGCGGTCATTCCTGCACCCTCTTTGGTAGGGTTGAAGGTTTTGCCCTTGCCAGTTGTTTTATGCTCAATTGGCTTGTCGTGCTTTTTCATTTCTTCTTTGCCTTTTTCTCAGCTTCACGCTTAATAGCATAGCTAATGGCCACGGCTTGCTTGACGGGCTTGCCTGCTTTGACCTCAGTCTCTATGTTCTTTTTTTGCGCTTTATCAGATTTGGATTTAATTAACGGCATTATTCAATCTCCTCAATGAAACATACATCTTGCCAACTCATAACAATCATGTTTTCATCATTGTTCTTGAAATTAGTATACTTTAAGTATTCATCTTTGTAATCTTTGGCTAGTGTACCAAAGTAAACCTTATCGCCTATTTTTAGCCCTTCTTCTGCTGCCTCATCTCCAACTGCCGTAACATACCCTACGGTGTCAACTTCTGCACTTTGAATATAAAGAGTGGACTGAATGCGCTTTTCAGGTCTGACAAATATTTTGTCTCTTAATGGCTTAATCATTTGCGTGGCCTCCCACGTTTGGCAGGTGTATCTTCACCATTGGAAAAAACGCCCAAGGGGTTAACCTCGGGCAAAATGGCTTTCTCTGCAAATTCTCCGCACCATTCATTCATGCTACGGTTTTGGTAATAAGGATAGCGTCTGCATACCCCTAAATTACCGCCTATATAGTACGAACAAGCACTACAATTGGAAACAGTCATATCAACTCCACTTAGTTGTTGTGATTAGAAGTGCCGCCTTGATGCTCCTTGGCGGCATTTCGCTTTTATCTGTACTCTGAACGCTCGTGCTCGTAGCAGCTCTTTTCTGAAGAACCGCCTTTCATTTCACCCATGCGTCCATCGTGCTTGCCCATGTGTGAGCTGTCCCTTGAACCAATCCCGTCCATCTTGCCCATGCCTACACCACCAGCGATAGGCATTTTACGCTCTCCGCTTGTGTCGCTAGACAATGCACCTTTTGGGATTTTCTCGCCTGACATACCAGGACGCATAACTTCTTTGTCAACCATAGATGCGCCAACTTTCTTCTCGCCTGTGCTGTCAGAAGATTTTGCACCTTTTGGCATTTTTTCCATATTCATGTAACCCATGATGTAATCCTTTAGTTTCTTTGCAAAAAACACTACCTTTTGGCAGTATTTTAACTATAGCACAAATTCAAATTAGTTCAAATCTTTAAGTTTGGGCGTAAGTCTGTATTTGTAAAAACCCCTTGTTATATGCAATCTTTCCACCAAATGCGCCCCAAAGCGAGGTTTTCTTAAATGCCTTAACTGGGCACTTATGCTCGCTTCGGGGTCACCTGTTTTTTCAGCTATTTCTTTCAATGAATACCAATTTTGATCGCAAACTGCATTCCAAACCCGTAAAAGTTGGCCAGTTAGCCTAACATCATCACGTTTTGGTAAGTAATCGTCCCCATCAAACCTAAGTGGCATTTGAAATGGCATGATTTATCCTAAAAAGGTATAGAGTCATCCAAATTGTCAAAATTATTCACTCTTGGCGCACGACTAGCCTGTGGATTGGGTACACCGCCATCGTCATACGGCTCGTTCATGTATGCCCAACCATCCCAACCGCCCTCTTTAAGTGGAATGCTATCTATTTTTAGCATTGGACCTTTAGATGTGTCAATCACAGACCCAATTCTTGAGTAACGATTCTTCTTTTGGCCATTCTTATCTGTATAAGTGCCTGTAATTACTTTGATTTCTTTTAATATCTTGCTCATTTAATACTCCTTAAAATTTTAACTTTTTCGTCAATTTCTGCTAAAAATAGCGTTACTTCTTCTTCTAACATCTTGATGTATAAATCGTTTCTTTCGACCCTTTGCACAAAAATTTGTAGATTTTCAGGCATTCTCGGGTCAAAACTGACGAAATCGCACCACTTTCTACCAGTACACGCTAATTGCCATTGCATTTGTGGCATATACTTAGTGGGCACTTTCTGATTGAGCAGGGTCTCCATTTGTGTTTTACTTTCAGGGCATTTGATTTCTACTAGCCCGTCTTCCCCAACAAACCCGTCAGGACTTGCACCCGCCATCTCAATTGTTGGGTGAGTAATAAAACCCACCTCATCTACAAATACATCCCTGTATATTTCGTAATGCTGCCTAGCTTGTGGTTCAGTAGCTGTTCCCCATTCCATTGCTGCATTGGTAAAAAACTCTGCCTGTTGCCCAGTTAACCGTTCTAATGTCAATTGGGTGCTGTAGTTCTCTCTAGATGCGCTTGGTCCTGTTTTTGTCTTGGCTATAACGTTTGATATAGCTGATGCCGTAACTTTGCCCAAACGTTGTTTAAACCATTCTTCGGTGCGTTGTTCTATCATTCCAAACCCCTGGTTAATATCTTTAAAGCACAAATCTGCGTCTTGAAGTCATCTTCATTGATACAGATTTCCGCACATTCTTCCCTTTCCAATTCGGCAATCATTCCAGCAAAATATATAAAGTTATCAACATTCATATCAACAGAATACTTGTGAAAGCCTGCCTCAATTGCAATCTCAACAATAGTTTTTTTAGAAATCATCGTCATCTTTCGGTATAAGTTGATAATGTCCGCAGATTGCACAATGCAAATGTTTACGGGTTTCTGTTATTTCCAACTCGCCTAGATCGCAAACTGGGCAAGGTATGTCATCTAATACATCATCCATTTATTAACCCCTTTAGTTCGTCTTTGACTTTAAT